TACTCTATACGCTATAACTCAACAAGAAACTGAACATAAAACTTTACAAGGCCAATATTTAAAATCGTTTCAATTTGGTAGTATCTCAAAAGCAAGAGATTTTAAAAATAATTATAATACTGATAACGCACCTATCTATGGAATGGACCGTTATCAATATCAATATATCTCAGATGAGTTTCCTAATGATATACAATTTTCAAAAGAGTATATTAAAATATTTACGGTAGATATAGAATGTAGTGCCGAAAATGGCTTTCCAGATGTAGAAAATCCTACAGAAGAAATACTAGCAATTACAGTTAAAAATCAATCTAATAAACAAATTATAACTTGGGGTACTGGTGATTTTAAATCAGATAGATTAGATGTAACTTATGTTAGATGTAATTCCGAAAAGAAACTAATATTGGAATTTATGAAATTTTGGATTAAAAATTATCCTGATGTTATAACTGGCTGGAATACAAAATTTTTTGATATACCATATCTATTTAATCGTATCAGAACAATTGTTGATGAAAAGATATTAAAAAGATTTTCACCTTGGAATTTAGTTGAAAGAGAATCAATTGTAGTACGAGGAAGGCCACAAACTCATTATAACATCTTTGGTATTGTAATGTTAGATTACTTGGATTTGTATCAAAAGTTTATACCACAAAGACAAGAAAGTTATAAGTTAGATTATATAGGTAAAGTAGAACTAGGTATACAAAAAGATGAAAATCCTTACGATACATTTAGAGAATGGTATACAAAAGATTTTCAATCTTTTATTGATTATAATATTAAAGACGTTGAAATCGTTGATGGCTTAGAAGATAAATTAAAATTAATTGAACTTGTATTAACAATGGCGTATGAAGCTAAAGTTAATTACAATGATGTATTCTCGCAAGTAAGAATGTGGGATATGTTAATCTATAATTTTTTAAGAAAAGAAAATATAGTAATACCTCCAAAGGAAGATAATGTTAAGGAAGATAAGTATGACGGCGCTTACGTAAAAGACCCTATTACAGGTATGCATAATTGGATTGTTTCGTTTGATATAAACTCACTATATCCACATTTAATTATGCAATATAATATCTCACCTGAAAAAATCATTGGCGTAAAATCAGCAGGCATATCAGTAGATAAGTTATTAACACAGGCGACACCGCTAACTTATTTAAAAACTGAAGGTGCTTGTATTACGCCAAATGGTGCTATGTTTAAAACAGATAGTCCAGGTTTTCTACCTAGACTTATGGAAAATATGTACAATGACAGAGTTAAATTTAAGACATTAGAATTTGAAGCAAAACAAGAATATCAAAAAACAAAAGATAAAAAATTATTAAAAGAAATATCTCGTTGTCATAATATTCAATGGGCTAAAAAGATTGCGTTGAACTCTGCTTATGGTGCCATTGGTAATCAATACTTTAGATATTATGATGTAAGACAAGCAACAGCAATTACCACATCAGGTCAATTTGTAATTCGTTTTATTGAACAAAACGTAAATGAGTATATGAACAACATTTTAAAAACACACGATAAGATTGATTACGTTGTTGCGTCAGATACAGACTCAATTTATCTTTGTTTGGATAAACTTGTTGAACAAGTGTGTAAAGATAAAACTAAAGAACAAACTTTAAGATTTATAAACAAAGTAGTTGAAGGAAGAATACAACCATTTTTAGATAAGTGTTTTTCTAATCTTGCTGAATATACAAATGCAATAGAAAATAAAATGGTAATGAAACGAGAAGTTATTGCTGACAAAGGTATATGGACTGCGAAAAAAAGATATATGTTAAATGTATTAGACGAAGAAGGTATTACATTTGACGAACCTAAACTAAAGATTATGGGTATTGAAGCTGTCAAGTCATCAACACCTGAGGTTTGTAGAGGTAAGATTAAAGAAGCAATTAAATTAATTATGACTAAAGATGAAGATACCTTACAAGCATTTGTTTCTAAGTTTAAAAATGAGTTTTATAATATGACAGCAGAACAAATATCTTTTCCAAGGTCTTGTAATAACTTGGCTAAATATAAACATAGTAATAATATCTTTATTAAAGGAACACCTATTCACGTGAAAGGTGCTTTAATTTACAATCATCAATTAAGAGAATTTAAACTAGGTAAGAAATATCCATTGATACAAGAAGGTGATAAGATTAAGTTTCTAAAACTAATAGAAGCAAATCCATTTAAGTTTGATGTTATTAGTTATGTAACAAAACTACCAAAAGAATTTAAACTACAAGAATATATTGATTACGAAACACAATTTCAAAAAACATTTTTAGACCCTTTAAGTTTTATTTTAAACTCTATTGGTTGGTCTTATGAAAAGAAAGCAAGTTTAGAAAATTTTTTTAGTTAATGATAAGTTTATTTTTATTCATTATTGTGGTACATTGGTCATTTGCCTTAGGAGCTCATTTGGCCTTAACAACAAATATTAAAACATACCAGATATGTTTATTTGTCATATTATTAAAAATTTTTTTGATGAGTTATGGATATAAGTAATATTAATAAACAATATAAGGTAATTTATGCTGACCCTCCGTGGTATTTTAAATCATATTCAAAAAAAGGAGAAGGAAGAAACGCCACTAGGCATTATTCTTGCGCTAGTCTATCTGACATCATTCTTCTACCTGTTAATAATCTTGCTGAAAGCAATTCCACCCTTATAATGTGGGTGACTGACCCTTTTCTTCAAAAAGCATTTGAAGTTATAGAGGCGTGGGGTTTCACTTATAAGACAGTTGCTTTTACTTGGGTAAAACAAAATAAAAATAATAACGATTATTTTAAAGGTTTAGGTTATTGGACACGTGCCAATCCTGAAATGGCATTACTTGCTACAAAAGGAAAACCAAGTAGATTATCAAGTAACGTAGATCAGTTAATAGTATCGAATCGTAGAGAACATTCCAGAAAACCAAATGAAATATATGATAGAATAGAATCACTATTAGAAGGTCCCTATATTGAACTATTTGCTAGAAATCAAAGGCCTGGTTGGGATAGTTGGGGTAATGAGGTTGACAAATTTAATTAAATGTGATATAATATGACTATGTTTAAATATAAAAGATATACTTTACAAGATACTTTAGAGAGTGAAAAAAGAGAACTCTTTAATGTGTTATCTACATTTGCTGGAGGTGGTGGTTCATCAACTGGTTATAGATTGGCTGGTGGTAAGATACTTGCAATTAATGAATTTGTACCTGAAGCACAAAATACATATAAAGAAAATTATCCAAATACACTTATTATACCTGGTGATATTAAAAAATTAACAGGAAAAGATTTTTTAGAAAAGATTAATTTAAAACCAGGTGAACTTGATTTACTAGATGGTTCGCCACCGTGTTCAGCATTTAGTATGGCTGGTTCAGTATCTCACGGTAAAGGTAGAACTCACGCAGACGCATTTGGTAAAACAAAACAATATAGTGATATTAAAGGTGTGGAAAATGTTGAAGATTTATTTTTTGAATTTTTAAGAGTTGCTAAAGAAATTAAACCAAAAGTTATCATTGGTGAAAACGTTGAAGGTTTGACTATGGGCGAAGCAAAAGAATACTTCCATAGAATACAAAATACATTTGAAGATATTGGTTATCTTGTAGTCGCTAATGTATTAGACGCAAGTTACTTTGGTGTTCCACAATCTCGTAAAAGAACTTTTTTTATCGCAGTTAGAGAAGACGTTGCTGAAAAAATTGGTTTAAATTTTATGACTATGTATCAATTATATCCTGAAAAGAATAAAGAAAGAACTACATTAGGAGAAGCAATTAATGATATAGTAAATGATGATGAAGAAGAATTAAAATACTTAATTGAAAAAATTGGACCAGATAAGGCTGTAGGTAAAACATTAATGAAAATGCCTAAAGACCCTGACAAAGTATTAACTGGTATGGATTACCACGACAAAGGTCATCACTTTAATTTAAAGAGATCAAGTTTAAGAAAACCTTGTCCAACAATTACTGCGATGGGTAATCTTGCTGGTATTGCTGGTACGTGTCACCCATTAGAAGATAGAAAGTTTACTATCAAAGAATTAAAAAGAATTATGTCTTTACCTGAAGACTTTATATTGACAGGTGAACATAAACAAAAATCGGAAAGGATTGGTCGTATGGTACCTCCGTTGATGATGAAAGCACTTGCTGAAAGTGTTTATAACAAAGTATTGAAACCATACAAGGAGTTAAATAATGACTAAATTTACATTTGCCACATCTGAAGAAGGCTTTGATAATCATATAGAACATTCTGTAAGAGGTTATACAAATCTTTGGAATGATGTTTTATCTTTATCAAAATATTTTGTTGAGGATTATACAGAAGTTGTTGATCTAGGTTGTTCAACAGGTAAACTATTGAAAGCTATGATTGAACAAAATAGAAAACATATACCACAAGCAAGATATACAGGAATAGAAATTGAAGAAGATTTTTTTAAAGACTATGAAAAAGACTTAGATGAATACGGTCAATTAAATTATTTTAAAGGTGATGTAAGAGAATATGATTTTAAAAACTGTTCTTTGGTTACTTCTATCTTTACTTTACAATTTATGAAACCAAAAGATAGAGAAGATGTTATTAGTAAAGTTTATAATGGATTAAATAAAGGTGGCGCATTTATCTTTAGTGAAAAAACTTTTAGTTGTAATCCAAAAGTACAAGATATGATGACTTTTATGTTTTATGACCATAAAAGAAAAAACTTTTCTGATAAAGAAATTTTAGATAAAGAAGTACAGTTAAGACATATGATGAAACCAAATACTAAAACTGAACTATTTAAAATGTGTACAGACGCTGGTTTTGAAGTACATACGTTTTGGCAAAACTTTAATTTTATAGGTGTCATTGCTTTAAAAAAATAAATATATGGCAATGCCTATTACAAAAAAATCTTACGAAGATTTAAAACCATATTGGGATTATCAAAGAAAAGTAGAATACAATAGAGAAGTTGTACACTTTATGGCTGAAAAATTTGAAGGTAGAATATATAATGAAACAGGTATGATACATTTAAATGAAATAAAAGACACTTTGTGGACTAAAGTTAAGTCAAGTGAGTATGAAGAACCCAAAAAAGGTTATATACCAAAAGACCCAAAATTTAGATTTGAATGGGAGGGTGAAGCATATCTACCCACCAAATTATTAAATATTGAAGAAGATGACGATTAACATTGACATTATATTAAATATATGATATATTATATAAAATAGGAGACAATTGAATATGAGTAATTTTTTAAAAGACATAATTAAAGAAACAGGTAATGAGTATGCTTCACTAGTAAGTGAAGGTGTTGATAGTGCAGATGTAACAAGTTTTATTGATACAGGCTCATATTCATTTAATGCATTATTATCAGGTAGTATCTATGGTGGTCTACCAGGAAATAAAATTACAGCAATCGCTGGTGAAGCCGCAACAGGTAAAACATTTTTCGCATTAGGTATTTGTAAGAACTTTTTAGATAAAGATAAAGAAGCTGGTGTAATATATTTTGAATCAGAAAGTGCTATTTCAAAAGAAATGATTGAAAGTCGTGGCGTAGATAGTAAGAGAATGGTTATTGTTCCAGTTGCCACAGTACAAGAATTTAGAAATCAATCTATAAAAATTTTAGACAAATATATTGAACAACCAGAGGCAAATAGAAAACCTTTAATGTTTGTATTAGATAGTTTAGGTATGTTATCAACTACAAAAGAAATGGAAGATACAGCCGCTGGTAAAGAAACAAGAGATATGACTAGATCACAAATAGTCAAATCTACATTTAGAGTTTTAACATTGAAACTAGGTAAAGCAAATATACCTATGATAATGACTAACCACACGTATGATGTCATTGGTTCAATGTTCCCTCAAAAAGAAATGGGTGGCGGAAGTGGTTTAAAATACGCTGCATCATCAATCATCTATCTTGGTAAACGAAAAGACAAAGAAGGTACCGAGGTTGTTGGAAATATAATACATTGTAAAAATTACAAATCAAGGTTAACAAAAGAAAACGCACAAATTGACGTAAAACTAACTTACAAAAGAGGTTTAGACAAATACTATGGCCTTATTGAACTTGCTGAAGAAGCGGGTATCTTTAAGAAAGTATCTACAAGATATGAAATGCCAGATGGTTCTAAAGTCTTTGGTAAGAATATAAATGATGAACCTGAAAAGTATTTTACAAAAGAGGTATTAGATAAGATAGATGAAGTCGCAAAACGAAAATTCAGCTACGGATCAGACGAAGAAGAAGGAAATTAAAAGATACGCCTTTGCTCAAAGACAAGGCGATGACTTTAGTTGTATTAAGATATTGGAAGGTGCCTACGAAGGTATCATCTACAAATATAATAATATAAAGTTTTCTGAAACTGAAAATGAAAAAGGTGAGATACCCTTAAAGTTTACTTACGACATAATGGCTAATCCTAATAAAGAAGATATAGAGTCAAAAGATTTTAGAAATTATATTGGCGATATATTAATCGAATGTGTTGAAGAACAATTAAAAAATGGAACTTTAAAAATTGATGAATAACGAAAGAATTGAAAATACAATACTAACTAATCTTTTTCATAATGAAGATTTTACTAGAAAGACTTTACCTTTTCTAAAGTCATTTTATTTTTCCAAAAGAGTTGAAAAAATATTATTTGAACAAATAGAAAAATTTGTTTTACAATATAAAAATATTCCTACAAAAGAAGCAATTTTAATTGAACTCAATAATCGAAAAGATATTAATGAAGAAGAATTTAAAGATGTAAAAGAATTAGTTAATAGTATTTCTTATGAAGAAGTAGACCAACAATGGTTACTAGACACAACAGAGAAATTTTGTAAAGATAGAGCAGTACATAACGCTGTACTTGAAGGTATAAAGATATTAGACGGAAAAGATAAGTCCAGACAATCAGAAGCAATACCAGGTATTCTTGCTGATGCATTGGCAGTTTCTTTTGATAATCATATTGGGCACGATTACATTGTTGATGCAAAAGCTAGATTTGATTGGTACCATACTAAAGAAAAAAGATTTCCTTTTGATTTAAATTATTTTAATAGAATTACAAAAGGTGGTGTACCTAGTAAGACTTTAAATATTGCGTTGGCAGGTACTGGTGTTGGTAAGTCTTTGTTTATGTGTCATTGTGCATCTAACTTTTTAACTCAAGGTCAAAATGTTTTGTACATTACTTTAGAAATGGCAGAAGAAAGAATTGCTGAAAGAATAGACGCAAATTTATTTGATGTAACTATTGATGACTTACACGCAATGCCAAAAGACTTATATGATAGTAAACTAATGAAGTTAGAAGGTAGAACAAAAGGTAAATTAATTATAAAAGAATATCCTACTGCATCAGCTCATAGTGGTCATTTTAGAAGTTTACTAAATGAACTTTCTCTAAAAAAATCATTTAGACCTGATATTATTTTTATTGATTATTTAAACATATGTGCGTCAAGTAGATTTAAAGGCGGAAATATTTCATCTTATTTTTATATCAAAGCAATTGCTGAAGAACTTAGAGGTCTTGCTGTAGAGTTTAATGTACCTATCTTTAGTGCAACACAAACAACTAGAACTGGTTTTGTTAGTACAGATATAGGTTTGGAAGATACATCAGAATCATTTGGTCTACCAGCAACTGCTGACTTTATGTTTGCCTTGATGTCTAATGAAGAATTAGAATCACTAGGACAAATGAAAGTTAAACAATTAAAAAATAGATATAACGACCCTAGTATTAATAGAGCGTTTATTGTAGGTGTTGATAGAAGTAAAATGAGATTGTATGATGTAGAAAATACAGCACAAAACATAGTGGGTGGTAATCAAACAAAAGAAAAAGAAACCTATCCTGCGCCAGAGGAAAGTTACGATAAGTTTAGTGACTTTAAACTATAATGCCTAAAAAACAAAAAGTAAGATTTTATAGAGGCGACAAAAGACCAGGTAATCATAACCTAGAAACTTTACATTATCGTAAGAAGTTTATAAAAAAAGGTAATGATATTATTTGGCAGGTAGTAGAGCATCCTACTAAAAACGTGGTGGCTGAGTATTTTTTTGAAGAAGATGCACATAGATTAGTTAAATTTCAAAATAAACATAAAGTATGGCAATCTCAAGGTGGTATTCCAAAGTTTTTATATATAAATATAAGTAAATAATTGATTTATATGGAACAAGTGATTATAGTTATGGGAATAATGAGAGAGAAATGTTTAGTTTTAAAGGGTTTATTACAAGTGAAAGAAATACACATTTAGAACACTTAGAAGATTCTATCATTAATGATGGGTCTAAAGGTGGGACGAATGCTATTAACTTTCTAAAATCATTAAGAGATATGCTCGCTGGTAAAAGCTCAGCGAAATTAAATACTACTGTTAAGTGGGATGGTGCGCCTGCAATCATTTGTGGCGTTAATCCTGAAAACGGTAAATTCTTTGTAGGGACTAAATCAGTCTTTAATAAAACTCCAAAAGTAAATTATACAACAGGTGATATAAGAAGAAATCACTCTGGTGAATTAGCAAACAAATTAACAATAGCTTTAAGAGAACTTTCACGTCTTGGTATACAAGATGTCTTACAAGGTGATTTTCTTTTTTCAAAATCAGATTTAAAGATAGTAAAAATTGATGGTGAAAATATGATTACATTTACACCCAATACAATCACTTATGCTGTACCAGTTGACTCATCTTTAGGTAAAAGAATTACTAGAGCAAGAATGGGTATAGTTTTTCATACAAAATATACAGGTAAAACTTTAGATAGTATGACAGCAGGTTTTGGAACAATTAGAGGATCAGCTTCAAATGTGTTTTTAGCCTCTGCGGCATATAGAGATGTATCAGGTTCAGCAAAATTAACTACAAGTGAGTTAAGTGATTTTAACGCAAGAATACGAATGGCAGAAGGTTCATTATCCAAAGCAGGA